AAAAAGGCCTCTTCGGAGGCCTTTTTTATGCCTGACGTTACCCTCAAAATTATGTCCTCTTTGGGAATATAAGATAAATATTTAAAACCCCTTTAGAGATTCATTTAATGGCTGACAAATTAACATTCAAAGACTACGTATCGTCGAAAGATCAATTACGTTCAGCTATCTCTAATACTCCCCAGCGCATTGCCGAATATGAAGTGCGTACATACTGCAAATTACCTGTCGGTGAGACCAAAGAAGAAAAAGAACATGTAAATCTTCGACCAAAACACAAAATAATTGTTGAATGGTTGTACGAAGATGTGGATAATCCCACCCCTCTTAACCTGAGATTTGAAGGTCCAGTTGATTCTGATCCTTCAGAAGAACGCGCAGCACTCTGGAAAGGCGAACGTCTTTTGAAGTGGTTGTTGCGTAATACTCACGAAAATACTTAGAGGCATATGTATGAAGGCACGCACCCATTTTCCCGTTAGACGCTTTCGGGAATTGTTTACCTTGTTGTTCCGTAGCAAAACTGCTGAGACAAACAGCAACGAAATATCTGAATATGATTTAATTGAAGCCCTCCTTCTTGTCGAATCTATTTGCATCCATCGTCTCATCGGAGATCCTCAAGAATGGAAAGGCGACAAAAAACGAAAATATAAAAACCTATTCAAAAGCATTCAAATTGAATGCAAAGAAACTATTCGTGAATACTTCACTTGTGAAGGTATTCCCGCTCGAGGCGTAACGATAACTAAATTTAACACCCTCATTCTCGAATCAATATTCAACATTCTTCAGTTAGCAGGACCAGAAAGATCGTTGAAACTCATCACCACTCTCCGCAAAGCAATCGAACGAGATTTGCAAAATATGCGAGATATACACTATGATGATGCAGTGATTGCTCGAATGATTCTCGATAATCATAGCAAAAAGCGTGCAGAAAATCGACGTAACCCAAAGAAAATGACTACAACCGCCCGATTAGAAATGATTGAAATGGTTGTGGAGAATATACAACCAGCATAATTATATCAGGTAAGGCCGTGTAAAGCAGCCTTGTCGATTCCCACCGTCATAAATACCCAGACACATTCTAGGAGTGTATGATAATATGGGTACATTTGACCAATTCAGTGACATAACAGGCCAACTCCAACGAGAAGGCGAGACTATAACTTTAACATTTGCACAGGGATTACCTGTCACGGGGCAAGGTACCGTTACGTGGAATATTCCGGCACCATCAGCAGGTTGTGAAGCTGGAAGTGATGGATTTTATTGTGGAATGGTTGTGTTGCTCAGTAGAGTGCCTTTAGCAGAACAACATATCCCAGTAGCTGGCAAATTTTATACTGGTGATCCGACAGCCAATTTTGACACGCACACAGGAGACACAATTGGTGGTACGCTTGTTAGTGGTACGCTTGTTGGTCATGCTCTTGTTATCGGTGCCTTTTATGAAGGCGACAAAAAATCTCGTGGTGAAGAATTAACAACTACTTTTATAGTTACAGATCTTGAAGAGAATGTTCCATATTATGTAGCAGGATATGCTGCGGATTGTCAAGCTCGTTACCACTCAGAAGGACAGAGAGCTTATTCTGACAATTATGGGAATACTGAAGAAGCTGATTTTGGAAGTCAACAAACAATTCAAATGAACGGTGGCGCTAGCAATGGTGTTAAAACAACCGATGGCACAAATCTTATTCCTAGTACAATTTACGAATTTGACGTTGAAGTAAACGAAAATTTTCCAGAACCAGGCCTTCCAAGTGACGTCATTAATGTTAAAGTTGATGGGTTGCACGTTCAAACATATGAAGACTTAATAACGGAAATTAATATACAACTTTCTCTAGCGGACAATCCTCCACAACAGCCAGTTCCACCAAACGCCGGTTCTTATTTGATCGACATTGCTGGAATGGAAGCGTTTCAATTCAATGGACTATCATACGATTCGGTTGACGCCTTATTTGAACCAACCGACCCAGCTGTTATTGGCATGGGTGATTACTGGTTCGATACAGCAAATGATACTCTTCAAAGATGGAATATTCCATCTCCAACAGGATGGAATCTTGTTAATATAATCAAATACTTAGAAGATCCAACATCTCCTCAATGTGATGATTATTGGTTTGATGGAGCTGATGCGTGGCTTTGGAACGGTTCAACGTGGTGTGATCTTATAACTATTATATCAGAAAACGATCCAGTTGATTGTCCTGTAATTGACTGTGGCACATTTTGGTATGATGAAACAAGTGCGGTATTAAACGAATGGAGTATAAACGAAGTTCGGTGGATAGAAACAACAGCTATTTTTTGGCCTGAGGCTCCTAACCAACTTTCCGATGGAACATATTGGTTTGATCTTGATACTAATCTACTGAGCCTAAGAACAGCAAGTGCTTGGGTAACTACCACAGCCTTAATTCAAGAAGATGAACCAACACCACCACTCGCTGATGGACAATTGTGGTTTAATCCTGAAAATGAAGAATTAAAAGTATGGGATAACACGTTGATGGTATTCAACGATTTGCCTGTATTGGTTTGGGCAGGAGATCCTACAATTGTAGAATCATGTGATCTGTGGTGGGACTCCGTATCAGATATTTTATACACATGGGATGTTATAAACAGTGAATGGGATCAGGTTGCCGAATTTATTCAATCACCAAACGACCCTGCGGTACCACCAGTTATTGCAGTGGATACTGTATGGTATCAACCATCAACAAACGTATTATCACGTTGGGATGGTGGCCAGTGGGTTGTAGTAACAGTTATTTTATATCCAACAGATCCAACATCACCAGTACTTGGTGACGCTTGGTTGAATACAACAACAGGTGTTTGGAGTATTTGGGATACTCCATCTGCTGGTTGGAATGTTATTGATCCTGTTGATCTTGATACAGATCCGAATTCAATTCCACAAGGAACATTATGGTTTGACACAACAACAAATGCATTTTTCCAACGTGTTGGTTCTGCGTGGGTGTCTATCCCATTCACAACCTCCCCAATATCTCCAACTGAAGGTGATCTTTGGTTCAATAGTGACGAGAAAACATTAAACACATGGAACGGTTTTACCTGGGTGGTAACTGGTCCTAGAGTAGCAATCGGTTTGAGTACTTCAGGTAATCTTGTCTTTACAACAAAGAATGGTGGTAGCAACGTCTGTACAATGTTAATTGTACCTGGCGCCGCTGGTCAATTTGCAACAGTTAGTACTGGTTTTGCAGATTTTCACTCATTTGGCCACTTTAATTCATTCGTAGAAGCAACATTCAATGCTCCACCCCTATCCGAAACAAACGTATCAGAAGAAGGATTTTTATTTAACAATCTTCCAGCACAAATTCTTCCACAAATTTATGGTCGAGACGGTATTCCAGGCGAGCCAATGTATAATGTGGTTGGTATTGGTGATGATGGAACACCAGACGAAAGACGAGAGCTTGCAGGCAGCCTTAGAGCACAATTGGGCTATCCAGTTATCGATGTTGAATTAACAAGTTATCAGTTAGATGAAGCAATTCAGGGTGGAATAGAATCCCTTAGAAAGCGTAGTGAAATTGCTTATAAGCGTGGTTTCTTTTTTATGGACGTTGAACCACAAATCCAAGCATATCGACTAACAAACAAAAAAGCAGGCTTTCATAAGATTGTTAATATCAGTACAGCCCATCGTTTCACATCTGCATTTTTGAGTACAGCTCACGGTGCTGGTGTGTATGGACAGGTTGTGTTGCAACATTTATATAACATGGGAACTTACGATCTAACAAGTTTTCATTTGGTTGCTCAATACATTGAACAACTTGAACACTTATTTGCTACACGACTTACATTCCACTGGGATGAATCGTCTCGTGTATTCAGTCTTCACCACACGTTTGTATTTCCTGAACGAATCTTACTTGATTGTTCAATTGAACGAACAGAGCAAGAATTGCTCAAGGACAGATGGTGTAAAACTTGGATTGAAAAGTATGCGCTCAGTCAATCTCGCTATATGTTAGCTGAGATTAGAGGTAAGTATGCATCATTGCCCGGTGCTGGTGGTGGTGTTTCTCTGAACGCAGCAGACTTAATCACAAGAGCAGATCAAGATATGGCAGATCTATATCAACAGTTAGACGATATGGTTCCAAGTCAAATCGAAAACTGGGGCATGGGAACTACGTTCGTGATAGGCTAATGGATACGAAAACCCCACTATCCTTCAAAGAGTATCTAAATTATGAAGGCGAGCATAAAACAAAAGAAGCTCGAAAATTGGAAAAGAAAACGCCCAAAAATAAGATGTATGGAGGTAGCGGGACATTCTCCGACAAAGAGAAAGAAAACAACCGCGATGAGTCGAAATGAAACTCTGTGAAGTTATAAATTTATCTCCCAATATTGTTAAGTATCCTGAAATCGAATATCCGAATCAATATGATAATAAGAATTGGGGTAAAAATATGAAAGTTAAACTAAACGATGTGATAGTACGTGATACCAAAACCGGAACAATTTACAGTCGCAAAACAATAGCACAAAGGAAAGCACAATGAAAAAGAAAACGTTTTTACAATCGCTGAAGGAAATGGACGTAGAGTTTAATGTCCCAGGCGCAAACGATGATGAGGCAGCTGGTGGTGAAATGACACCCGATATGACTGCCAACACAGATCGAGAGTCGGATGACAAACAAGTTGAAGTATCAACTGTTCTCACAATGGATAGTGATTTTTTCACTCACTTGCTTCAATCAGCAAGTGAAATGGAAGAAGATGAACTTGCCACAGTTGCAGCTGAACTGATTGAAAAGTCTAAAACCAAAAAAGTTCTCACAATGGACGATATGAACGGTTACGATGATGACGGCATGGATGATGAAACTGTAGGTGATGAATTGCCTGACGAAACTGATCCAGTTGGAGTAGTTGATAACGCAGATATGCGTCCAGAAGAAGAATGTGAGACGTCTGGATACTAAAGTATGAGTGCATTTGACGACGGTTGCAAGAACACAGTTGGGCCTAGATTTCCTGATGATGGTTCAACAGTACCACCAGGGTGTATACCAAAACCTTCTGGGGTAGGCGCGTGCCCAACTCCTAGTAAAGATATTGATTGTAAACCGTGGCAATTAACAAAATCCAAAGATACATGTTTCATTGATGGAGTTGTTGATGAAGCTCTTGCAATTGCTGGTGCTGATTTTAATGTATACAAACTTCTAGGTGTCCATGAACAAGGCAAACTCGTTGATGTAACAGGAAAAGGACAAGGAATCTCTGGTGGTTCGTTGATTGGATTCCCACCAGAAAATGCGTTTGATATATTTGTGTCACAGTGGCGATCTCTTCAAAAAGGTGAAAGTGCAATATTGGCCTCGACTTTTATTGGATACGATTTTGGTGCAATCAAAACAAACGATGCTAGTCGAAATAGATATGGAGTGGATACGAGCGTTCGTAAACACATCACTGCCTTTGCTATTAAACAATCGTCAAATCCTTTACAACGTGTAACACAAGCTCGTCTTGAGCGATCAGAAGATGGAATGAGATGGTATGGTGTTCAAGTGGTTAATCTTCCAGATGATGATTGTTTAACTACAGTGCTTTCCAGATCATCTGTTCCAAACCGTTATTGGAGACTTCGTCCGTTATCATTTAACGGAACAGATACTGATGTTTGGGCTGTTGTCGCTTTTCAACTGTTTCATAATTATGATCCAACAGCTATTGACAATATCCAAGATAAGATCTTTCTTGAGAATAGAGATCGTGACTACAATGACGAAGCAATCACTATCAAAGGTTCTTATGATTTGATTGATGTGCAATCTGAACTAACACGATTTGGTATTGAATTACCATCTCAAGCAATTTATGCAACGATAAATTTCTCTAGTTGTGTCGCTTTGATTGGACGTCCAGTGGTCATTGGAGACATTATTCAGTTGCCAAGTGAAACACAATTCTCTGGAGATTTGGAACCAATTGAAAAATGGATGGAAGTAACAGACACAGCTTGGAGTACTGAAGGTTATTCGCCAGGTTGGACACCAACACTGATGAGAATTATTTTACAACCAGCATTTGCTTCACAAGAAACTCAAAATATTTTTGGTGATCTAAAAGAAAACGAACTGGTTGATCAATTGGGATTACTCGACAAAGGTGACGGACAACATCCAATCTTTCAAGATTATTCTGATGCAAGTCAAACAGCAACAGCTGATGCTAAGTCAGCTGTTCCAGAAAGAGGTGGTGAATCCTCAAGTACAATTAGAGCTTGGGAAGAGGAAGAGGTAGCTGGTGCTCGTGAAGATGGTGTAGATAATCTTCAAAAAATTGGTCAAAATCCAATTGGATTTCATACCGAAGATGCTATGCCACCTAATGATGCTCCGTTCACAGAAGGTGACGCGTTTCCAGCAAGTCCAGTACAGGCTGACTATCACAGACTTACATATGAGAATATAAATTCAGAAGTTCCTGCTCGTTTGTATAGATACAGTGAATCGAAGGGTCGTTGGATTTTCTTAGAAAAGGATCGTCGTGAACAATTCAATTCTACTAAACCAATACTACAAGAATTTTTAACTTCACCCAATAGAGTGAATCATAATCAAATAAGTAGAGAGGAGGATGACGGTTAATGTCTGAATTTACAGGATATTATTATAATCACCAACTGCGTCAATATTTGCTTCAGTTCATGGCCATTTTTGCAAATATGGAGGTGACTGTTGGCAAAACTAACGAGGTTGAAGCTCGCACAATTAGAGTTCCAATTAAGAATGCCAGTTCGGATAGAGTTGTAGCAAGCATAAAATCTGATAACACTCAGAATAAACCTGTGCGTCTTCCTTTACTTGCAGCAGGTTTAACAAATGTTGTACTTGCTCCTCAATTAAGAAAAGGTATTGGTCAAACTCGCCGCCACGCAGAAATGCCAACAGGTGGAGAATTTCCAACTGATATCAGAGTTGTTAGACAACGCATGCCTGTTCCTTACGTTGCAACCTTCGATCTCGGAATTTGGGCAAGCAATCAAGATCAACACTATCAAATAATTGAACAAATATTAATGTTATTCGATCCAATCCTACAAATTCAGACAAGCGATGATGTTAATGATTGGGCTAGAATAACCACAGTTGAACTGGTTGGAATCAATTTCGAAGAAAATATTCCACCAAGCGTAGACCGCCGTTTAATCCAAACCACATTAAATTTTGAAGTCCCAATTTATATTTCTGCACCGACAGAAGTTCATGATAAATTTGTGCAAGATATCTTTCTTCGTATCGGCGCAGTTAGCTTGGTAGCGCAAACATCGGAAGACATCATTGCAGATCTTGACGCTCAAGGAATTACTTACGATCACGTATTTTCGCTGGGTGATGTCGATCTCGATAGTGATGCGTAGTTTTTGTAAGTATTTCTAGGATCATTCTATAAATACCCTCAACTACAAAAGGTAGCACGAATTTCACTCTACAAGGAGAATGACAGATGGTAACTCTAGTTAGCCCAGGCATATCAGTAACAATTACAGATGAAAGTTTTTTCATTCCTGTATCGGCTCCTACTGTGCCTTTGCTTTTTATCGCAACTGCTGATGAAAAACTTCAATCCGATGGCGTATCGCCAGCCGAAGGCACATTCGAACATAGCGTCGTACGTACCATCACTTCACTCAACCAATCTGTTGAGACCTACGGTGTTCCAGCTTTTCAAAACGATGCTGGTACACTAGAAGAACATCACGGCGATGCTCGTAACGAATATGGTTTGTTTGCACTAAACCAATATCTTGGTATAGGCAACAGAGCTTTTGTTGTCCGTGCAAATGTTAACTTGAACGACGACTTTACTGACCTGCAAGACTTGTGGGATACAAAAATGCTTGAATCTAAGGTCATCCTTGAAAACCTTATCAACGAGTTCATTAACGAATTTAATACTGCTAACGGCCTACTAATTGGCACAAGCAACCTCATCGCTGGTCAAATTGAAACAGATTTTGACGGTGCTGGTTCAAATGGTTCTTTTATTGGTGGCGACGGTGTTGGTGGTACAGCATACGTAATTGGTGATGTAATCACATTATCTAATGGTGGTACAGTTACAGTAAGCGCGATCGATGCAAACGATGATGTAACAGGTTTTAGTGTTACAACAATCGGTTCTTTCGTATCTACTGGTGTTGCATTAACACAGACTTCTACTACTGGTGCTGGTACATTATTCACACTTACTCCAGAAGATAACAACGTTGTTGTATACAAGACAACAGTTTCTGCCGCTGAGTATTTGTCTCTTACAGAAGACGCAACACAATTCATCTTTGATCCAATAGTTGGTTCTTTCTCATTTATTCCTTTACATGACGATTTCATGGATGATCAATCAGCTTCTCCATTCCTAGTTTTTGCATCTGGTTTTGATGTGGCATCCACTGGTACATATTCTGGTTTAGAATTTGTATCTGCTAACATCGGTTCTTTTCCGTTGTTCCCAGGTGGTGGCACAGTTGCAGGTGAATTCACTCCTCAAGAAGGTGGTAATCTTTTGGTTGCACTTGCTGATGATTTCAAATTTACAAACAATTTTCTAACAAGTTCAAGTCTTGGTGCAAATGATGCAGCTCGTAGAGTTTCCATTGTAACAGCACTTGCAGCAGCTATTAATTCTAACACAGAAATAAGAGCTGAAGCATTTGATTATAACTTAGTTCTTTGCCCAGGTTATCCTGAGCTAGTTGACGAGTTACTAAATCTTGTTGTTGACATCGCTGAAGAAGCATTAGTTATTGCTGATACTCCAGTTGACTTATCACCAGACGGAATTACAAATCCTAGCACTGGTTGGGCAGCTACAACTGCTCGTCAGAATAGTACTAACGTATGTTATTATTACGCATGGGCTTTTGCATCTAACCTTGACGGTCGCAACATTCTTGCTGCTCCTTCAGGTACCGCTCTTCGCCAATTTGCATTCAGTGATGATATATCATTCCTTTGGTTCGCACCAGCAGGTATTCGACGTGGTATTATTACAGGGATTTCAGACACTGGTTATGTTACTGGTGCTCTTGGCGGTCCAACAGAATTTGTTCCTCTCGCATTGAATCAAGGACAACTTGATGCACTTTATCAAGATGCTCCAAGCGGTAGAATTAATCCTATACTATTCCGTCCAGGGCAGGGTTTCTTGCTTTGGGGTCAAAAGACCTCAGCATCAGCACCAAGCGCTCTCGACCGTATTAACGTATCACGTTTGATTAAATACATCAAACGTCAGTTGCGTCGTAACACTCTTAGCTTTGTCTTCGAGCCAAACGATCAACTTACACGTGACAATTTGAAAGCGGTTGTTGATAACTTCCTTGGTGATCTGATTGTTAAGAGAGGTTTGTTCGACTTTGCTACTATTTGTGACGAGTCAAACAACACACCAGATCGTATTGATCGCAACGAAATGTACATTGATGTTGCTCTCAAGCCGGTCAAGGCAGCTGAATTTATCTTCATCCCAATACGGATTGTAGCAACAGGTGCAGAGATTTAAACGAACTACATAAATAATTTAAAAGGACAGTAAAACATGGCAACAATAAACGACATAGGTATTCCTGGAATTGGTACAGGTGTTCTTCAACCAAAATTGAAGAACCGTTGGCGCGTGACTTTTGCTAACATGGGTGCGGGTGCAGACTCACAGCCACTTAGCATGCAAGCAATAAACTTGACTCGCCCAGTTCTTTCATTTGAAGAAGTTCAACTTGACCGTTACAATTCTCGTGTATGGGTTGCAGGTAAGCACATGTTTGAACCAATGACAATCACTTTTGAAGATGACATATCAGGTACAGCATCTGCTGTTATTCAAGCTCAACTTCAAGAACAGCAACACTTGATTGGAGCTGAAGGTCCATTCCTAGCAGCAGGAACTGAAGGTTCTATTTACAAGTTCACTACATATCTTGATCTTCTAGATGGTAATGAAACAGTGGTTGAGAAATGGTCAGTAGAGGGTTGCTGGTTACAAAACATTGATTACACTGATCTCGATTACGCAGCATCAGAAGCAGTTCAAATCACAGTAAGCATTCGTTACGACCATGCACGTCAAGATGTTCTGGGTGGTTATGACAACGGTGAAGGTGTAGCAACTGGCGGTGCAGGTGTAGTTACAGGCTAATTAGGCTAAGGAAATTTTCACAGGACGTGAAACAGGGAAGTATTTGGGGCGATCTTCGGATCGCCTCTTTTTTTGCGTTTTCCTTTTCATAAATAGAAGTAAGGAGATTATTATGGCCGACCCAAGAAACTGTCAGAAAATTACAACAAGAAAGAGCAAATTAGGGCAACGCAAGAAAGGAATTTTCGATGCGGCTAGTACGCTTGGAAATTTAGAATTTCTTAATGACGTAGGGTATGGCCAAGTACGTGAAGGTTTAGAAGTCCTTGGCAGAGTCTCTGATTCTGTGAGATCTGGTAGGTCTGTTGTTCCAGGCAAAGAAGGAGATGAGATATTTAATACAACGTTGGGATCGATTGTTAATACCGGAATTGAATCTGTGGAAACTGGCGCAAATGCTGTACTCGATGCAGTTGGACTACCTCGAAATACTCTCGATTCAGTCGCGGAGTTTGATGCTAGTACTGCAAACATAGCATTAGGTCAAGCCAAGTCTGTGTTTGAGCGAGTTAAACAAGGCAATTTTAGCCTCGAAGATATCCCTGGCGCGTTTCAAGATTTACAAAATTTAGAAATCCTAGTTCGTAGATTATTCGTTCCGTCTCCACTCGACGAGTCTCTTATACAAGGATTAAATGATAGACTTTGTCGTCCATCTCCTTGGGCAATTGACTTAATTAAATTCGCTCCACGTTATAAATTTATGTATATTGTTGACATTAAATTCTCACCAGCATACAAAGTTTGGAATGAAAAACTTGCTAACGGATTAGCCTTCATAACAAAAAGCGCTTCACGTCCACAAGTCGACTTTGAATATGATGAAGTAAACATGTACAACTATTGGACACAAGTTATTAAGCGTACTCGTTTCAATCCAATGACAATGAGATTTATCGATGATAACACAAACAACGCCTTGAATTTCTACGCTGCTTATATGAGAGCAATCAGTCCTATCACAAACAAAAAATTCATAGACCAACGAGCAGCCGGTGGTGGTGTTAGTTCTCATCCTGCAGCTGGTACATATGAAAATGATTCAATGAGCTTCACAAATACAAATGATGATCCAGAATTGTTAGGTATAACCCTTCCAGCATACTCAGCTGGTGTAGGTGCATTAAATGATGATGATAATGGTGTCAACACTAAAGGATTATTATCTAACATTTCATTATATCACATAGGAAATTATGGTTCCACCATAACGGCCTTTCATATGTTCAATCCAAGAATAACCTCTCTTCAACCAGATGAACTTAGTATGGCTGACAATGGTGATGGTAGTGAATTTACTTTTGAATTCAATTATGATAGCTTGTTTGTAGATCCAGGAATTCCAGTAGGAGAATTTGGACTTGATAATATTACTAACAAGTCAGGTGAAAGAGTTGGCGCTACTTTCCCTCTAATTATAACGACAGCTGATAACGAAAATCCTGGCGGCGCTAACAAAGGCGTATAATGGGATTTCGTAATCGCAATCAAGGCCATTACAGACCTCTACATCCTGAAAAATACGTAAGTGGTAAAAAGGATGCTTCGCTTGGTAAAGCAGGCATTCGCTTCATGTCGTCGTGGGAATTACAAACTTGTAAATTTCTTGATATGAATCCAAATGTGCTTCGTTGGTCTTCTGAAGAAATTTCCATTCCATATATCAAACCAACAACAGGACGAGTACACAAATACTTTCCTGATTTTTGGGTAGAGTACAAAAATAAAGCTGGAAAAATTATCAGCGAAATATGGGAAGTTAAGCCAGATGCTCAAACAAAACCACCCAAAACTACAGGAAAAAACAAAACACTTCAACTCAGAGAATCAATTACTTGGGCTATAAATGTCGCTAAGTGGGAAGCCGCGACCCTTTTTTGTCGTAAATACGGGATAAAGTTCCGTATCGTTAGAGAGATGGACATATTTAAGTAAGGACAACATTATGACTACAACAACTGAAGAATTTGACAAGGCTACTTCACACCCGCTTGAAGAGATGTTAGATATTGAAGAAGGAACTACAATGATTCCAACCTCAAAGCGCTCAACTGATATGGTCATTCAAGCTGAGTATGACGAAAAGGATGACGAGATTGATGAACAGTTTCAAGAAGTTTACGACCTTGCCCTCGATGCGTTTGAAGCACAAGCCCAGGAAGCTGAATTGGTTGAAGGAAAATATAAAGCTCGTAATGGTGAAATTGCTGCTCAATATTTAAACACCGCATTAGCAGCAGCTAGAGAAAAGAGTGATTTGAAACAAGGAAAGGACAAACTCGCAATTGCAGCTAATAAAATAAAGCCAGGGAACGTTGGTGATGGTAAGAAGATCCTTGCTGACTTTAGTGAAATTCTTAGAGCAGTACAAGACGAAAAAGAAAAATCCGAACCAATTGATATAACTCCAAAGCACGTTGAAGAATAAACACCGCACTTCTTGTGGTAACCCTAAAACGTTAACATGTAAATAATTACATGGCAATTTCAAAAAACAGAAATATTAGAAAAGCTGGTGTCAAGGTCGAGATGACCTATGAGCAATTCGTCGAAATTAAAAAGTGTGCAGCTGATCCAATATATTTTTGTCGCAAATATGTTATGATTCAACACCCAAAACGTGGTGCTATTCACTTCGACATGTATGATTATCAAGAAGATATGATTCACATGTATATGGATAGTACATTCAGCATGGTTCTTTCAGCAAGACAAACAGGAAAGTCAATTACCTCAGCAGCATACCTACTGTGGGTTGCAATGTTCCAGTTTGACAAAACACTTCTAATCGCTTCAAACAAAAACTCCAACGCAATGGAAATGATATATCGAATTAGATATGCATATGAAAACTTGCCTTTGTGGTTGAAGCCAGGCGTGTTGGAAGATGGTTGGAACAAACACAACGTTGGTTTTGATAACGGTTCACGTATTATATCTACTGCAACATCTGATGATTCAGGTCGTGGTGGTTCTTTCTCTCTCGTATTTTTAGACGAATTTGCATTCGTTGCTCCAGCTGTTCAAGATGAATTCTGGACATCAATTGCTCCTACATTATCAACTGGTGGGTCCTGTATTATCACATCTACTCCAAACGGTGACTCTGATATCTTTGCAGAATTGTGGCGTGGTGCAGAACTTGGAAATAATGGTTTCGCTCACCAATATGTTCCGTGGGATGCTCCTCCAGGCAGAGGTGAGGAATTCAAGAAAGCTGAAATTGGAAAAATTGGTGAACGTAAGTGGAAGCAGGAATATGAATGTGTGTTCTTAAGTTCAGATGCCCTCCTAATCGACTCACAATTTTTAATTAACTTAACAGCAGAATTAAATGACGTTCGACCAGTTAACGCTAAGAACGATGTTATATTTTGGGATAGTATTAAAAAAGGACTCACTTACTTGGTTGGTGTTGACCCAGCAACAGGTAGTGGTGAAGATTATAGTGTCATCACTGTATTTGAATTTCCATCTATGGTGCAAGTTGCAGAGTATAGATCCAACACAATGTCAACAAACGATTTATATGGAGTGTTAAAGAATTTGCTGCTATACTTAGAAGCTATGGATTCGATGGTATATTTTTCTGTTGAGAATAATGGTGTTGGTGAAGGTGTTATCGCATTATACGAAGCGGACGAAACACCACCAGATAATTCTGAATTTGTTTCTGAGGAAGGAGCAAAACGAAGAGGCATGACAACCACATCTCGTACAAAGATGCGTGCTTGTGTTAACTTCAGAGAAATGCTTCAAAAACGAAATCTACACATTAGATCTCCCATCTTATTGAAGGAACTGAAATCATATGTGAGACAACGAGGATCTTATTCTGCTCAACGCGGAGCAACGGATGATTGTATTTCTGCTTGCCTTATTATTACAAGACTGATCGAAGAGATAGCTCAGTTCGAACAGGCAGCGTTTGACAAGCTGTACTCGGGACAATTTGATGAGTGGGGCACTGATACTTGGGACGGCTATGAAGGCGGATATAGCGAAACTGATGAGGCCGATCCTTTCATACTGGTGTAGCAATTTATTCGATTTTGCTGTTGTCTTTTGGGTCAAATCCCCATATAATAGGGTCACTTAATTAGAGAGATCTGAACAAATGCCCGAACCCACAGAAAACGCAGTTTACATCCCACAATCAAATATGATTCGTCTCGACAATGAGATCGAAAAATTGAATCGCCGTGCAGATAAAATCGGTTGTCCTCGCGTTGAATATTACGTTCACGATGTTGTCACTGTTCCCGATCCTACCACTGCTTCAAACATGAAAAATTACCTTCGTCGTGAATTGACTGAAGAAGAACTGTCTGGAATCAAGATGGTTGATCTTTGCCTAATTGAGATTGTTGGTAAAGGTCCTAAAGTTGATGGATATAGATTCGTTGGTACTTTAGACCACTACACAATCCCTGGTTCAGTAATTGTTAACACCGTTCCTGGTGAAACAGTCCCAGCCCAATTTTTTGAAAGTGATGCAATCTGCAATCACTGCAATGCAAAACGCAACCGAATTGAAACATTCATCGTTGAAAAAGAAGATGATAATACGTATTTGCAAATCGGTCGTAATTGTCTTAGAGACTTCTTCGGCCATGATCCACAATATATCGCTCGTTTCTTAACTCGTGTTATGAATTTGGTTAAAAACCTTAAAGAAGATGATGAGTGGCGGGGAACTAGTGAACGCACCACATACTACTATAATTCTGTTAAAGTTCTAACAAACACAGTAGCTGCGATCCGCTCATTCGGATGGGTGCCTAAGTCAGCAGCCTCTGAGGAAAGAGCAGCGACATCTTCGGAAGTGGGTTATATGATGTCAAGTCCTTGTAACACTCTAGCACGTCAAGCGTTAGATCGGTATTTGCAAAGAGTTCAATTTAATCTCGAAGAAGATTTGAAAGAAGCAGAAGCCGCTATTGAATGGCTAAAAGTTCAAGAAGGTAATAACGAGTACATGCATAATTTAAAACTTCTTGAAGATGCAGATGCGATTCCATCAAAGATGTTTGGATATTGGTGTTCGTTGATCGCTGCTTACCAGCGCGTTCAGGCTCGTCTCGAAAAAGCTAAGAAAGAGAACAGGTTAAATGAACATCTTGGTGAAATAAAAGATAGGGTTGAAGTTGTTGTTAAATGCACCAAATTGAGGTATATTGATGGGTACTACGGTACTGTATGTATACACAACATGCGTGACAGCGAAGGCCGTACGATCATCTGGTTTGCTAATGCAGATGCTAAGATGAAAAAGGGAAACAGTTATAGCATTCGTGCCACGATTAAAAAGCATGATGAATATAGAAATTGGAAACAGACGCACGTTAGTCGTTTAACAGTAATTGAGGAAGTAAAGAATGACAGTTAAATCAAATTTTATTGCTTGGTATTTTAACGAGTTCAAATTCGATCCACTATTTGAGGTAATGGATGGAATGGCTGAGGGTTCTCCTCATCACCGCGAATCAAGTATTGGCATCCACACAAACATGGTTGTAACAGAATATATTGGCAACTGTACTGGTTCGTGGGATCTGATCCATTACCGTGTGTTGGGAGCATTTGCAGCAACATTTCATGATGTTGGGAAGCCGGGTGCGTGTCAGTTCAAGTGGAAAGAAGAGCGTGGCGATTACAACTCGTTCAACGGTCATGAAATTCTATCTGCCCGTTTATGGGAAGATTGGGCTGTTAAGAACTGGGAATTGTTAACAGATCGTTTCGATTTTGTTCCAGACGACATTTATCGTGTTGGTTGGTTGATCGAACATCACAAGCCTTGGGATATCAAGAAAACTGAAAAGCGAACTAATATGGCACTCACAGCTATCGAACTGGAATTAGAGGATGTTTTTACATGTCTACTTCGAGCAGATACATGGGGTCGTTTATCTGATGATGCAACTGAAAAACGTGAAAAGGTTAGTACATGGTTGAATGATTTTCAGTACCGAGTAGATCGACTTGGTTCAGTGCCAAGCGATCCTAATAACACAGATGATAAGCCTGTGCTTACTATGCCAATTGGTCCATCTGGTTGCGGAAAGTCAACATATCGAAACAGTTTACCGGAAGACGTTGAGTCATATTCTTGGGACGATCTTCGTGTTGAGTGGTACAGCAAAGACTACGATGAAGCGTATAAATTGGCTTGTGAAGACAAGAAATTCATTCGAAAAGCACATTCTCGATTTAACTGGATGGTAAAAACAGGCAAAGACATTTATGTTGACAACACCAACACGTCTGCGAGACGTCGTCGATTTTTTATTACAGAAGCACGTCGTCATGGGTATCATATTGTTGGGGTTTTATTTCCAATCAGCATAGATACATTAATGAGTCGTCAACAAACACGAACCGATAAAACGGTTCCAACTCAGGCCGTTAGTCAGCAGTTTCATAACATACAACTGCCACAATATGGAGAATTTGATAGTGTGTTGATTTGCGACGGAAACCTATAGAGGATTATAAATGAATAGATTCAAAATTTTAATGATTAGCGTGGTGTTACTTGTAGCACCACTTGCCGGAAATGCTCAATCGACAACCGAAAGTCAATTTATTGATATAATTAAAACAAATAAAGCATCGATTGTAGTTGTCACAGTAGAACAATCGGCTCCCGATCTGACAGAGAATATGGCTGATGTCTTAGAGGACTTAGAGGACTTAGAGGATTTTGGATTTCCAAAAAATTTCTTGGACGGTTTAGTTCCTAATAAAAAAGAGGAAGTAGTACCCCGTAAAAACTATTCCTTTGGAACAGGCTTTTTCATAGAGGACTATATCGTTACCAATTATCACGTCATCGACGGCGGTGAAACAATAGTTATTAATTTTGAAAGTGACCCAACTCGATATGAAGTTGAAGTGGTAAATTCAGATGAGATATCTGACATAGCAATATTAAGATTAAAAACCCCTCTCCCTTTTGATGTTGTTCCTTTAGAGTGGGGTAATGCACAGTTATACTCAGGTCAAGACGTTTGGGCTGTTGGTCATCCACGAGGGTTGGTATATTCAGTATCAAAAGGAATAGTTAGTCATACACACCGCGCTGCAAGCAATAACTGGCAGAAATCAATTCAAACTGATGTTGCGATTAACTCAGGTAATTCAGGCGGACCATTGTTTGATATGGCTGGTAATGTTGTTGCAATCAACACCATCATAGTTACCTCTAGCGGTGGAAGTGATGGAATTAGTGTGAGCATTGAAAGCAGATACGCACAAAACATAATTGAAAAATTATTAGCTGGTGGAGATATTGATCGTCCACTTATGGGACTTCAAATCGCCGATAACATTATGACTGGCAAAGTCTTTGTAGCAGTTGCGAAAGAAGGAAATCCTGGCGCCGAAGCAGGTGTTGAAAGTAAAGATATTTTCTATACACTAGACGGTGATCGTATTCTTGCTGCTCAAGACATCTTTGACGTTTTACGTAGACACGCCCCTGGTGATATTATACCAGCAACATTTATTCGTGGTGACGATAGTGAACATATCACTGTGGAAATTACATTGATGTCGTTGATACAAGCATTCGAAGAATATGAAGCTGAAGCAGAAGAGTAACTTATTGAGTAAGTAAACCAGCTTCTTTTAACGCTATAACTTCTTTCATTAAGTGTTTACAAACACCAGGAGTTCGCTTGGTGTTCACAGGGGGTCTATCAGTTTTCTTTTGATATGGCCCAGGCGGATCTCCTAATAAACTTCCATCGTTGTTATTCCAAATAGAAAATCTCCAACGAAAATCCAAACAAGTGCAACGAACCTTCACAGTGTTGCGTCCAAGCGATATTGGCATGATATGGTATTCTTCTTTATCAGAACCGATGAAAGAAACGTTATCATTCTGATCAGAATCTTCATATATGACATCACTAAAAGATATTGAAGGCTGATACTTTTTACCATCACTGGTAGCGGTAGCATGAGCTTCTAATGTTTGACTCTCGCGAAATGGAACAAGTTTCATTTTAGTTATCTGGATAGGATTAACAGCAAATTGTCTCTTTTTCGTCGCGGGCAGAAACTGCAACGTCTTTTGTTCCAAATCTTTATAGGAACTTTCCTCATTCAGTTGCTCTGTCATTTGTTCGAGGATTCTTTCACCTCGAATTAACATTAGATTACTGGTCATGACTTATTAATGAATCTCTTTTTTGATGAATGAAACTTTAACTGACTTTGTCGCACCATCAGGCTTAACACCCAAATCTTCGAGTATTGCCATTACTGCTTCATTCTTTTGTGTTTCAGGAGCATTTGATTCTTCAATCTTTTTTACAGCCTTCACTTTTTCAGCAGTTAACTTTTTGTCAACGTTTTTAGGATCGAGGTTAGCTCTCTCCATTAATTCTTGAGCAATCTTATCAATGTCAACTATTACATCACTACCAGTTATAGTTTTAACAGGCCCACTGCGTTTCGCTTCGGTATGAACTTTCACATTAGATTTACCTTTAGAGTCTGTTAGTTTAATACCAATCTCTTCGAGTATATCTTTAATTGCGCTATCCTTTTTTGTATCAATTGGCTTTACAGGTTTATCTGGTGTTCCTAATTTCTTAGATAACTGAGCAGGTGGAATTGTTGTATCTTTTCGAGCAGCTTTCTTCTTAGGGGTTAAGTTTTCAACGATCTTTTTAACATTAACTTTCTTCTTTTCAGCTACCTTTTTAACATCCTTTAGGATATCTTTATCAATTTCTTCCTGAATTATGGACGGTTTGTTCTGTGCAGCTTTACCCATATCAACCTTTTCAGCTACCTTTTTAGTAATAGGTTTCTCAACTTTCTTAACTGTTGCTTTCTTCTTATTTGTAGCTATCTTCTTAACTGTTTCGTCAATCTTTTTAGACTTCGCCGCTTTGATTTTAGCAGCCTTTTCGGTTGCCTCTTCCTTCAAAATTTTCTTAGCCTTGGCGCGTTGAGTAGCCTTTACAGTTGCGGGCTTTTTCTTTGCTGCTGCATCTTCTTTTTTCTTGGTCAGTTCTTCAGCAATTTGTTCAATGCTCTTTTCCTTTGACTTTGTCTTATTCTTCGAAGGCGGCTCAAGTTTTATGACGTTAGACTTCTTCTCGTCTTTCTTTTCATCTTCCTTCGGCTTGTCAGCTTGACGGTTGGCAGGCTTGACAGTAACATTTTCGGGCTTGGTTGAGTAAATTTCTGCATTACCAACCACATTGAGTGTACCATTAAAAGGTTCAAAATAATAACCATCACCAACAACTTGAAGAGAACAAGGATAAGCAGTGCGATCAATAAAAGGAAGTGGAGGTACTTTACAGATCCATTTATCACCAGATCCTTCTCTCTCACAAGCAAAACAAATGTCCATACCGTTCGCAGAAATAGTGAACCACACGCGAATGTCGGGTGTACTAAGACCTTGAACTGATACATTCAATTCGAATGTATTTTCTTTCGTATTATTAATTGTTACTATATTGTCCATTGACATTCCTTCAATTATCCAGTATTTATCGCTTAGGTTTGCGCAGTCTAAAATTCGTTACCTTCACAATTGCTTGAGTAGTTATACGTTTCATACCTGACATCATCACCTTCATTCTGTCCTTCGTTGCGTTTACTACTTCTACGATATTAAATAGCACCCGAGCTTTATCCTGAGGAACCATGTATTGCTTTTCAATCGTCTTCTTACCAATCTTTATTTCAATTCGAACAGGTAGGAAACGTCGAAGATATTCCGCTTCCTGTTCTCTTGGAACAATATAAAATTGTTCTTTGTCTGGTACGGGCTGATACAGATGCTGAATTTCTCCAGGCTGTAATGGTCGTGTAACGGTTTTCGGATAATATCCACCACCGCCACCAGCTCCTCCTGCAACAACAGGATTAACACAGAACAATGTGAATGGCCCAGCAGTAAGCATAGTACCATTTTCACATGCTGTGGTCTTTCCGCAACTTAACCCTTTGGTTATAATTGCTTGAGCTGCATCACCTAATCCAGCCACAATATCACCTTACACGCAAGTCGGCTTGCCGTCTGACGTTCCCACAGCAGTTGGTGTTCTCTCACAAACATCTGTTACACTTGGTGTTCCTGATCCATCACGCAATGAGAACGTGCGCAATGGGGTAATACAATCATCATCATAGATAATCATAGTTTTAGCCGTCGCGTCAATTCTAGTTCTGTTTGTTTCAAATTTAAGAAGAAGGGTGACCAATGTTTCAACATCTGCAAGATCAAGCACCAATGAAGTAAGGTCAGTCCGGTCCTGATTAAAAGATTCACCAAACGAACCAGCGACTAAATGATCAAGTCGAGGCTCATCGTAAATTAAATCAACCATCGCATCAGCACTATTGGTCGGATCAAATTCACCAGCTTGATATCGTTCGTTTGTTGGTTGAGCAACACCACCATCAACTCGGAACACATAAGCCTTGGTTGCATCGTAGCCGTTTACGGTATCGAATACATATCGATAAAATCCATCCTGCGATCCACCCAACGGCAACCCACCAGAGCCCGAAGCACCAGCTGTCTTATCATGCATTTCCAACATTGTACCGTCTGTGCCTATAGCGCCCGCAGGTGCCCCACCACCAACAGGGCCAGCGCCGTTTAAACCTTCAATCGCACCAATCAAAAGTGTTTGGTCAGCACTATCGACTTCCCAAATTCGGATCGTTGGTGTTAATCCGATTATAGGTACTCCACCGGATGTGAAAAATGATGTGATAATGATCTCAGCCATCAGCGACTGTCTCCTTTATTCTCGTGTTTAACTATTTATGGGCCACACTTCTGTGATTACTATTATTGCACAGTTGACCACGGTTTGTAAAATTCATATATTAAACGATGCTCTTCGGGTGTTCCGTTATTTTTAATACGGTTTGCTCTCCACGAAACAACAACTATGTTGCCTTTCATATATCCTTTGTTTGGATCAATTCTATCAACAGAAGGAGTGTTGTCAGCCTGTTGGTTATCGGAAAAGAACAACGAGATGCCTAAAACAGGACAACGATCTAGCATTGCGACATCATCAACAGTCAAATCACAAGGTAAATTTAATTTTCTCGCATTACTTTTTGCTCTACGTAACAAATAGTGCTCTGGTGATTCTACTTTCTGTGTTTTATTTAAAAAAGCTGTTGGATTATCGTATAATACTCCTGTTTCAGATAATATCTCATCTCTCTTTTTTATCCACCACGTGTCTGAATTCTTCTTTTGTTTTTCTGTTGTGTACCATTCTCGTTGAGCAATTGACATACACTGCTTACAATAACTCTGTAAGTTATCTTTCGTGTTTGGGTGTTTGCTGAACTCAGATGTTGGTCTGCTTCTTTCACCTTGATGATGTTTTGATTTACATTCTTTGTTTTTCACAAAGGTATTTATAGTTCATTTACATGAACGCTCCTATAAATAATCACACAAAATGTGACACCACGAAATGCCACACCATAAATAGATTCATATTTGAGGAACGTTACCACATGTCAAAATTTTCACTAATCAAGCAGTTGCAAATAGCCCCTATACAGGAGAAATCCTTGTTGCCTGAGGGTATTAAATATCAAGAGTATGTTGTTCAACCCAAAGATGGTAATATGACTGTATTTATACCACTAAGAGAGACAGAAGCATTTGAAACCGCAGTGGGCAAAATTGATATTCTTTTAAGAGCTGATGTTCGTACTTTGTTGAGAGATCATCGAGGTATCATTGGTGGTACAAAATAACACATCCAACATAGGGTAATAAAATGGTTGCTGATGCTGTCATATTAACAAAACCAATTTCCGGCGGAGCCGGTGGTTCTAATCTAGAAGTAGAAGACGAAGGGTTAAGTCTATCAACTGCCGTAACGAAATTTAATTTTGTTGGTACTGGTGTAACTGCGACCGAACCAGTTGCCGATGAAATAACTGTTACAATTCCTGGCACTGGTATTACAGGACTCGCGCTTACAGTAATCAACGGTCAGCCAATGCTGACAGTAGAAGATTCTACAAGGGCTAATAAAATTTTAAGTGTTGGTGAGCAAGAAATTACTTGGGCTGAAAATAGACTAAATGATCAAGATTGGATTGAAATTGGTAGAGCAACCGATGCTGAGACTGGTTACATTGCAGACTTTGATGGTACGATTGTATACGGAACTGCACACTGTGAAAATACAGGAGCAAATTCTAAAAATATAAGAATATACATCGATGGTGTTGATACAGCACTCCTCGGAAATCTTTCTGGTGGTGTGAACGCCGAAATTAATAACACAACATTAGACATTGATTTTTCTCAAGGACAAAAGATTAGACTACGTGCCATAAATGGTGGTGGTGGTAATATCCAAGACACTGTAGTAAAACTAACAGTGAAGTGGAGAGGATAATCATAAATAATGTTACCGGTCTTCAAGAGACCCCTAAACCATCACATTAAGGAAGATATAACATGTCATTTGTAGTAAGAAAGCCAGGCGCAGGCGCCGTAGCATTAGACGATCTAGGTATTACAGTCACAGGTATTGCCACAACAGAAAGAGACCTTCGTGATCATGCACCAGCAGACATCGCAGCATCAGCTGATTTAGCTGCTTCGATCGCAGGTGGTACATTAGTTGTACTTGATCCAAGAGACGATTCAACAGCTCTCTCAATTGCAAACGGTGAACTGGCAAGAGCAACCGCAAACGATACTCACTACGGTGTTAATGGTGGTCGTTTCGCAACGCTTGATGCTCCAGGCACAGTTATTACTGATAACTTTATTGTTCAATATAATCTTGCTGGTGATGCATATGAATCAATTAATCCAGCAACTTTAATTACTGATCAAACAGAAACAATCGAAGACATCATTGGTGCAATGGGTGTCAACGGTACTGATACTACATTTACATACAACGACGGTGCTGGAACTCTTGAATGGAGTGTCGATGACGTATTCCTTCGCAATACAGGTGACACACTTGACTCTGGAACATTATCAATCGCAGCGGCCGCATCGATTGCAGTTTTAACTGGTGCCGACCTTACACTCGCTGATCTTCCAGTTAACCCAACTGACGCAGCTAACAAACAATATGTTGACTCTGTAGCTTCTGGTCTTGATCCAAAAGAATCTGTCCGCGTTGCAACAACTGTTGCTCTGACAATGGGCATTGGTGCTGGTGAATGGGTATATGCCAACAATGGCGGTGTTGGTGACACACTAACAAATAACACAGCAAGCCTGACAACAATTGATACAATTCAGCTTGTTGATGGCGATCGAGTTGTTGTTAAAAACCAAGTCGACGCTAAACAAAACGGTATATATACAGCATCCGCAGTTGGTGCTGGTTCAGCAACGATTCTTACTCGTGCAACTGATCAGGATGGTTCTCCAACAAATGAAGTATCAGCTGGCAACTTTACTTTTGTTGAGCAAGGCTCACAAGCAAATACAGGTTGGGTTGTAACTGGTGATGGCATTCTTACACTCAACACTGATGATATTAACTGGGTTCAATTCTCTGCTTCAGCCGCACTAACAGCTGGTATTGGTTTAACACAAGTTGGTAATGAATTCAGATTGCACATTGAAAACTTGGTAGTTGATACTATCACATCTGCTGATGAAATCGCATTTAACGACACAACCGAGCCAGATGTAACAAACAAAACTACAGTTGCTAACTTCCTCACCGATCTGAACATTGTTAGCCACAGTGGTGGTAACGGTATTCTCGTTCAAACTGCAGCTAACACATACACTAACCGTTCTATTGCAGTTGATGGTGCTGGTGCATTAGACGGTCTTGTTGTAGCAAACGGTGACGGTGTTGCCGGTAACCCAACTGTTGGTTTAGATATCCAAAACTTACCACTGCGTGCAGCAATTGATGCCGCATTAGACAGAGTCGCTGTTTGGGACTCTTCTGTTGGTGCAAACGTTTACTATACAGTTTCAGATATCTCAACTGCGTTAGCGACAGTTAACTCTTTCGAAACTTGGGCTGCAGCAGGCAACTCAACCGGTGATGCATCAGTCGTTGCTGACAGTGCAACTGATACAGTAACAATGACTGGTGGTATTGGTATAAACATCAACATGGTGGCGCTGACCGATACCCTAACATTCACATTCTCGCGTGCAGGCATGGCAGATACTCCTACCGTTGCTGCTGATACTGTTCCATTCTTTGATGCATCAAACTTTAATGAGCCTGAGTACAGATCTTGGACAAATATCATTTCAGACTTAGGTCTTATTTCAGGACTTTCAGCTTCAGCAAACGAAGACTTGCTTGGCATTGACGTTACTGGTTCTGTAGTTGGTTTTGATATTCTTGGATTAACAAATCCTGTAGAGGATATGGCAGCAACTGACGAATTCGCAGTTCACAACAAGAGTGAAGGAACAGCTGGTGCAAACCGCAAGATGACTGGTCAAGAAATTGCAGATGGTACAGCAACACTTCTTGGTATTTCAGCACTTGGTTTCTCAACATTTGTATCTGTAAACACTCCAACAGAAGATCAAACACTTCTTTCATATGTTGATGCAACTCGTGCTAGTAAAGTACTATCGGTCGAATCACACACTTTCCTATGGTCCGATACTCAAGTTGATGACAATGATTGGATCGACATAGGCAAAACAGGTGATGCTAATATCGGTTGGATTATGCCAATGAACGGAACAGTTGTTGGTGCATCTGCATACACAGTAGATGCAAACAGTAACACATATGCAATCGATCTCTATATTGACGCTGTTGACAGTGGTCCTGTCGTAACACTAACCGGTGTCGGTGCAGATTCTGATTCAGATCCTTCACTTAACTTAAACTTTACTGCAGGTCAAAGACTACGACTCCGTGGTGATCAAACAGCTGGCACTAGTGATATGGATGACACAACTGTAGCAATAATGGTTAAATGGAGAGTGTTATAAATATAACACGAATCTGTTCAGATTAACCCAAGGAAAGTCATTGGTACAATAATAATTATATAATGGATTTGTAAACATAATAATATTAGGAATCTAAATGACATTTATTGTTGAAAATGGATCAGGAAGCAATCTCGATATTGCTTTCCTTGGAATCACACTGCTCACTGGTGCGACAACAAATCTCGCCGGACGAAGTGATCCTGAAGATATTGCTGAGCACTCCCAGGTTGGTGAAGAACTTCATACACTTATTCTCGCCGGCAACTTAATAATCAAAGACCCGATCGACGGTGTAACTGATTTAAGTGCTGCGGATGGTGTTGTTTGTGCTCAATCGATTAACGATCCTCACTACCGTGTTGGTCCGGGCGCCCGAATCGGAGACGTATCTGATATTGGCTTAACAAGTCCGGTTGTTGATGATCTACTTCAATTCAATGGAACTACCTGGGTCAATATTCCTGCATCAACAATAGGTGGAGGAGGATCGTTTCAACTTGAGTGGAGATTTAGCACATCACTAGTCGCCGCCGATCCAGGCAATGGCAGATTCCGTTATAACAACGCAACATTAGCATCTGTTACTAATATCTATTTTGACGATTCTGCCGACTCGGGATTTGATGTCGGCACGATCTTTAGCACTCTCTCGACTGGCGATAAAATATACATACAACAAAACAATGATGCCACTAAGGCGGCATTGTTTACTCTAACAGGTGCACCGACTGATAATATAGGATGGTGGACTGTTCCTGTTACCGTTGATGGTAGTGGAACGCTTCACGACAATAACACAAAGTGCGCTGCAGTGTTCTTCCAATCAGGTGCAGGCGGCGGAACCATTAATAATGCTATTGCAACAATAAACGCCGATACTGGAGTATTCGCAGCAACAGGTGAAGACTCTTTTAACATCGTCGGCGGAACGGGAATCTCAACATCGATCACTGGTGATATTCTTACTATTACAAACGACTCACCGAACGTTGACCAAAACTTATTCCTTAATGTATTAAGCGATAGTGGTACAGCCATAGCTGATACAACAACAGATACCCTTTCAATCCTTGGTGGAACTGGAATTAGCACAGCAGTCGTTGCTGATGCGTTAACAATTACAAATAATTCGCCAAACGCAACACATACTGGGCAAGTAACAGGTGCAACAGCATTAGCATTAGATGTTACGGCAATTACGGCTCAACCAGCCTCAGGTGCCGTTATTGGCACAGACACATTATTAATAAATGATGGTGGTGTATTGTCAGAAGTAACAATTACTCAACTTGACACTTTCTTTACCGGAGCGCCAGATCAAAATTTGTGGGAAACGATTGTATCTGATTTAGGATCCGCAGTCGCAAACATAACAACTGATTCATTATCGATTTTGGGCGGCGCTGGAATTAGTACAGCCATCGTTGGTGACGTTCTTACTATCGTCAACGACTCACCAAACATTGTTCAGAGTTTGTGGGAAACAATTTCATCAGACGTTGGATCGGTCGCCGCAAACATTGCAACTGACACACTAACGATTGCTGGTGGCACAGGAATTAGTACAGCGGTGTTGGGTGACACTCTAACGATCACAAACGACTCACCGAACATTGTTCAAAATTTGTGGGAAACGATTGTATCTGATTTAGGATCCGCAGTCGCAAACATTGCAACAGATTCATTATCAATTGTTGGTGGTACAGGAATTAGTACAGCCATCGTTGGTGACGTTCTTACAATCACGGCAACGGGCGGTGGTGGTGGTGGAGACTTGGCGTCGGTGTTGGTTTCGAACACGATATCAGTTGCCATTCCACTTGTATACTCAAACGTAACGTGGAATACGACACGACTCGAAAACGATGCTGCCGTTATTGAGCACGATAATATCAACACAGCTCGAATTCTAATTAAAGAAACAGGATTGTATTTTATAAACTTCAATATGTCGTTTGACGCCGACGCACTTGAGGAACAAATTTCAGCACGTGTGATGATTAACGACATAACAGAAGTGCCAGGTAGTGAACGAATAGTTAGTGAAGATGATGAAATTAATGACCTTAGTAACGCGTTCACTGCTGAACTTACTGCTGGAACGTTTTTAACATTCCAACACCTCGCAGCCGGCACCGGTAACCTGAATCACTTCTCATCAAACTTTTCTGTTACACGAGCTCGTGGATCGGCAGGCGCCGATGGTGCACAAGGCATCCCAGGGTCAGGAACAACTCTGACTCTCGAAGAAGGTGGCGTTGCAGTTACAAATACACCTCACAACACTCTCGACTTCGCCGCTGCGGATTTTGACGTAACAGATAATGGAGATGGATCAGCAACAGTCACGCTTACTGCAATATTTGGTTCAGAGTTCCAGATCGCAGAGAGTGCTGGTATCAGTACAACTACAAGTCAAACATTTCAAAATAAGGTTTCGATGACGACCACCAGCCTACCAGCAGGAACGTACCGAGTCCAATTTAGCTATGGTTGGAATCATAATAATAATCAATCTGATTTTGAAGGCCAATTAGAAGAAGATGCGTTGCAGTTGGGCGAATTGCACAAACAAGAGCCTAAGGACAACGGCGGCGCCGATGCCACTGGATCAACTCAACGATACTACGCATCGAGAACTTTCTACCGAACGCTAACAGCAGGCGTACATACATATGATGTTAATTTTAGAACAGACGATAGTGATTTTGAATCATCCATATGGGAAGCCGTGATTGAATTATGGAGGGTTAGCTAATGTCTTTTGACGTAGTAAAAACGAGCACTATTAATTGTTTGGCAGAACTGCAAACAGCAATTAACGCTGATGTTGCAATCGTAACTGTTTGTGAGGCAGTCCGACTTGACTTGCCTAATTCAATGACAATCGGTTTTGCAGGTGCAGGTCCGTTATCTGGTGCAGAAGATATAGCACTTGATTCGCTACTTGGATCTTTTGCGTGCACGCCTAGCGTGGACAACGTAGGTCCCAATGAAGTTGATCCAGCCACCATCACCGTTGGAGATATTTTAGTATTCAACGGAACTAACTGGATTCCAGAACCACAAATTGTTGTTGGAACACCTCGCTTCTTCGATGTTTATGATAACACAGGTGGTCAAGTCTTTAGTGATCTTGCGTCTATCATTGTTAATCTTGATGCTGTTCGGGCAGATAGCGGCAGCAGTGCTTTCACGTTAGCGACTGACGAAGTAACAATTAATAACACAGGCACATACGAAATCGAATTCAGGGTTGCCGCGACACAATCCGTCGCAACCCGTCTAACGATTCGTGCTTGGCTGGAATTAAACAGCGTAGAAGTAGACGGAAGTCAAAGCAGAGGGTATCTTAGAAACCTTGTACAGGGATCAACTGTTACTACCACTGTGATTATGAACTTGACGGCAGGTGATGTTCTTCGTATTGGTGCTGAATCTGATACCGCTGGCGGATCAGGAATTACTGTTGTTGATGGTTCAAGCCTAACAATTTCTACCATCGGAGCAAACGGTACCCCTGGTATTGATGGTGCTGGTGGTACAATGCCCGAATTTAATAGCATTGAAAGTTTAGCTCAATCAACCACAACCTCATCTATACTACAACAGAAACTAAGATTATCTGTAAATGTTCCGAATGGAACGTACATCTTATTCTGGTCAGCGACTGGTGGTAACTCTGGTCAAGAAAGAGGATTCAGATTCCAAGTGCAACTGGACGACACGACCGATCTGACGGACGGTACTGCTAGACAAACAGAAGGAAATTCTGGTGAGTGGTTAGAACCGAAGGGTGGCCATGCTGTGTTAGCTTTGAATGGTGCACACAACATCGATATGGATTTTGCAGCTGCTGGCGGAACTGCTCGCATACGAGATGCAAGACTCACATTATGGAGAGTCACATAAATATTTGTGAGAGAGGAGGATTAAATGACAACTTACAACAAATCAAAATCTGGCGGAATTACAGCGCACAAGCTTCAGGCGGAAATCAACGAAGATGTTACGATCGTACCATCATGTAATTCTATCTCTACTATTAGCGACAACATCACGTTGGAGTTCGCGGCTGCATTATCTGCTGGAGAAGAAACAACACTCGACGCATTGATTGTTGCTCACGATCCAATCGAGGAGAGCATTCCCGTAGCGCAACTTCCCTTTTCGGACATTGGTAATAAGAAAGAAAAGCTTGCCGTTCATACTTCCTACAAACCAGTCGGACTTACTGATTCTACAATATATGCTGTATGGACTGGTGCCGGCGACGACATGACCAACGGTAATGTTGGTGAGGGTAATAGGCTTGAGTTTCACATGACACCCGGCAATCCTGAAGAGACTGTCTTAATGGGGTTTCATCCAGACAATGGTAGAATTTGGATCCACGAAGGATATATTCAATTTACTGGCGCTGGGTTTGGTGATTACTGTACAGCAGAAATTCGATCGCTTGCTACTAATGTTCAAACGGCTGCCAATCTTGATTTAGTGCTCGCTGGTTCAGGTAACTGGGTTCTTCCAGCTCCTGGAGGTCCCGGAACTGGAACACACGGTTTTGCAGATGCTAACATTGCATTAATTCCTCGAACATTTACAAAAGACGGCGAGTGGGATTTTGACCCAATAACTGGACTATCGCCAAATCTTGGTCTAACTGGTGATTATAGAATTGCCACTAGCAAGAAGACTGTACATAAATTTATCAATCAAATTCCATTATTTGGAACAACGTCATACGTCGAATTTTCGTCAGACGAAACAACAGAGCTTCCAGCAAACTACGAGATTCGCTTACGGGTGTTCAATATTTCCAACACAGATTGGCATCTGGCCGCATTTATCGAGTGTTACAGAGAGCGCACAGCCAAGCAACAATAAGTTTTCAAACTCGCGTTGATGCAAACGCCCCTCCATAAATACGTCAACAACGTATACTAGGGATAAAACCACATGAGACTCAATTTTCGTCAGGGCATCGTAAATCACCAAGCTGGTGGATTCTTGCTACTAAACGCAGGTGATATAGATTTGCTGGCAGATAATGTTTCTGTCACATTAACTATCGCCGACCAAGATAGTAATTACACACATGCTGAAGATGTTACAGTTACTGGCGCATTTGCTGGTCCATTTGTACCTGCTACAGACTATTGGTTATTTTGGGACTTTGATACATTAAATTTCACACGTACGTTTGGTGTAACAACTCTTGAGCCATTAGAACAACCAACAATCCCACCTGTCATCGCAAATGGCCAAATGTGGTTTGATACAACCAACAATGAAATGTTTATTAAAACTATTGGTGGATTTACTAAAGTATTTCGTGTAATTGCAGCTCGACTCAACTCTGGTGTATTCTTTAGTCACAGCCAAGATGCACCTCTGTTCACAGGTACACAAATTGGTAACACAACTTCAATACGTTCAGGTCGAATCTTATTCACAGAATTTGGAAATACAATTCGCCGCGACGATGGAACATTCTTTACAACAGAAGATGAATTCTTTACCAACCAATCACAAGTAGCAGCTATACGACTAGAAGCAAACGTGTCACGTGCTAAGTGTGTTGAACCAGCTCTTGCTGCATTTTCAATTGTTGCATATACTGGTGATGGAGAAATTGGAACAGCTCAATATGATGATACAGGTAGCACAGTTATCGCTATACTTACCGAAGATCTTATTGATCAGCAGGTCGGATCAGTTCTAATACAAGGCACACTTATAGATCCAGCAGCAGATTATTCAGCACTTGGTGTTGGTACACCTCTATTTGTTAGCAATGGTGGATTAACTTCAACCGATCCTCACGTCTCAGATTCAATAACGTTTCCAACTGCTCAGGTTCCTGTTGCAAGAGTATTATCTCGCGACACTATTATATTTGAACAAGGTTTAGGTGGTGTTGGACCTAGAGGTCCAGTCGGTTTCTTCACAGACGTTCCTCCAGCAGGTTTATCGTTTGTTGGTGGTGTAACTCTTTCATCTCCTTCAGCAACTCCATTAGCACCAGTTGTCGTTGAAACAAGTGATCCTCGTTTAGCGGGTAGTCCATTCGCTTCTCTTTCTCACGTTCACCCTGGAACAGATATATCATTCATACCATCTGGCGGTCTTGTTGCTACAAATGCCCAAGATGCACTAACCGAATTAGAAGTTGAAAAACTTCCAATCGCTGGTGGAACAATGACAGGCACATTGGTGCTAAATTCTGATCCAACAGTCGCACTTGAAGCAGCAACGAAATCATATGTCGACGCTAGAGTTTTCGGACTTACATGGTTAGGACCAATATCTTTTGCAAATCTAATTGATGATACGATAAATGATCCACCTGCTGCTGCAGTATCTGATGTTTATATTGTTGGACCTGCACCTACAGGTGTTTGGGTTGGTTTGGCAGGGCGCGTTGTTCAATGGAACGGCTTAACGTGGAATGATCTTGGATTACTTTCATCTTACGCTGCAGGCACACGATTCGGTATCTCTATGGAATCAGGTACAGCTGCAGGTGGAACATTTGTAGGTAAGGAAGATTTCATTTTTGAATTGTTAGCACCTGGTGTTCCAACTTGGGATGCTGGTACTGCTCCAGTTCATCAAACTGCAGCCCTTGTTAATAATTCTGCATCTTTGCATGCTTTTCACACTTACGTGTATGATGGTGTTACAAATTTTGCTTGGGTAGAAATTGGTGGAGCTCAACCAATAACAGTTGATGGAACAACCATTATTCAAGTTGGTAATATTATAAGCACTAAAACTTTTGCAGCAGGTGGTGTCGTTGATGCAACGACATATCGAGGACTGGATCTTGACCTCGTATATTCTGCTATCGGTCACGGCCACGCAGGATCAGCAATTACCATAACAACTCCTTTCATTGGAACAGATTTTGGAACAACAGCAATAGTCAATGACGATCGTTTGGTTGCTGGTACAATTGATGTTGCGGTTCAAGAGTTGTTTAATAAGAAGGCTAACAAAGAACCGCGATACACAAACTTTGCAGATCTACCAACAGCATCAAACGTTGAGGGTATGGTGGCTGAGGTAACTACTGATGGGGTATTGTATGTATCACGTGGTGGTTCGTGGGTTGCAATCTCAGTTAATGATGGGACAACTCAAAATCATGATCACACCATACCTTACGATCTTGCTTTCTTCTCTGGTGGTACTGCAGGTTCAACAACTGATGTTGTTGTAGGAATGGTATCTATTTCGAGAACTATGTCTATTGCTACTGGTGTAACAAATGGGTTTGGTCGAGCGCTTGTCGCTCCTTTGGTTGCAACAACATTTTTCCTTCACAAGAATGGTGTCCAAGTTGGAACCGTAGTATTCGATCCAACCGTTTCTGGTGGTTTAATTCCAACTATCACTATCCCAGGGTTGATCAGTTTGGTTGCTGGAGATTATATGCAGCTAGTGGCACCAACCATTGCTGAGACTACAATACAAGATATTTCTGTCACAATTATTGCTTGTTCAAGTATTGGAACGTGCCCTTAATGGAGTAGACTAATGCCTTTTCAGGTATCATTTAGTACAAAAACTACACCTCAAGGAATCATCACCTCCTTCACCGCTGGTGAAGATCAGGTTGTAGTTTGTGACACAGCAGTAAACCTAGAAGCGACCGTAGTTGGTGATCTTACGGGTCATACTATCATATGGGAACAAATATCTGGTGTTGCAGTTACCTTTACAACACCTCTTGATCAATTTGCTATATCGTACACAACAGCAAATTTCCAAGACAAAACATTCCGCTTCACAATTGACAAAGGAACTGGCAATGAACAATTTGATGACGTTATCATGTTTTCAACTCCAACGTATCCTTATTTTGGTGGCGCTCCTGATCAAAACTGTTTGATCAATTTTGGTGCAACGTTGCGTGGTGATGCACCCTTCCTAGAAATTCGTGTCAAGATACCAACCATATTCAGTGACACAATAGCTCACGAATGTGGCACGAACACAAAACCGGAATTGTTTTGGTCTGAACCTGATAATGCAGAATTTCTTGTTCAATACGTAGTCCAGCAAAGATCTGTCGCAGGACCGTTTACTGATGAAGCCATAATTCCCGCTTCGTCAGCTCGAACACATGTGCCGCTAGTGGTTGGTGCAACATATAGAGTTGTTGCAGTTTTCTTAGAAGGTAATAGTTCATTCAATAGCGTACCTTCAAATACAATATTTCAAGATGGATTGTTTGGCGATACAGTATCGACAAATGGATCCGGAATAGTGCTCGATCAAGCTATCCAATTTTTCGCATCACGAAATAAACTTAATTCACAGAAAATTTTAACATATAACATAAATTTGATTACGTTATTGAATTGTGCTCCAGACGCACCAGATGATTTTACTCTTGGACAAACAATAAAACCAAAACACATTAGTATAACTTTCAACTTTAATCCATTAACTTTGGAAACATGTCCACCCGACGCACCAGATGATTTTACTCTTGGACAATCGGAACTAATATCGCACATTAGAATTCCAACCTATACTGTTTTAGATCTTCACGGTGGCGACATTGGTGGGTAATGATAAATAGAATATTAGACAACAGGAATATAAAATCATGACACTATCGATGCAATATCCATCTCTTGAAGGTGAAGTAACACTTACACTTCGTGACAAAGATACTTTGAAAGTTAAACAAGTAATTAAGCAAAAGAATGCTATAACAAAATGGGGCATTGACTCTATAATGTCTGTAACTCCAAACTCGTGGCTCGGTGGGACGGAGCAGGGTAAATTTATTCAGATTAGTGAACGTGTTACCAGCACAGGATATATTGCCGGATCTGGTGTGAAGGGACAACAATTTAATTCAGACGACGACGCCGAAGACTCTGAAGAATCTCCGTGGACATTTACAGAAGGATCTCCTGATTTTGCACAAAAAACGGGGCGATTTCTAGCACCAGCAACAGATAGAACAATCAATACAATTTATCTAACGGGTGCAATTCAGCTATTGTCTAATCCAAACACTTTCTCCATAGCTTCGTTGTCAACACCGTGTATTCAAACAACTACTGAAGTGCTTGATATTACGTACCGAATTCAATTCTTTTATCAAGCCGCATTAGTAGGAGCAATTCCTGTAGCATTCGATTTCGGTGAAATGGTCGCTAGAAAGCTGACGGGTCAGGTGCCTGCCAATGAGCAACTAGGTGGATTCCCTTATTTACAGTTTGCTATGGCGTGTTCTGGACCACCCGATGGTGACTTGTATCAAGGAATGACTACTCAACGAAACAACATAAACGGCGGCGCTGCGTCTGATGGTGGTGGTACACTGATAAAATCTCATGGTAAAGTAGCATTTAACCAATCTCATACAATCTCTGAGAACATCGGCCGTGTTTTCAAAACTATAGGATATGGTACCACTGATAACTTCGGTAACGACTATATGGATTCGACTTTCGCGGGCCTAGCATCACAGATTAATGGTAGTGGTAATCGTTCAACCGTATGGGCACCAATTGCACCAGATTCATTTGTAAACAAACCAGTTCAAACAATTCACAATCATTCAGCTGCGGCTACTAGTTGGGGACTGGATGTTGATAATTTAGCAACAAGTCAAGGAACACTAACGGTTGATGGTTCATCATGGACTGATAGCGGTTTCCCAGAATTTTATAGAATTGATCACACGTTAACAGGACAAACTGGTATATCACGTTATGCTTTCAGAAAACGTCATACTTTAGGACTTAACGGTAACGAATATTCTCCACAACAACTCCAATCACAGATTCACCAACTGTGGGAAATGAAAGCTGCTGCTCCAGACGGAATTTTATATCAAACTGTTGTTGATGGTCACGGACTCAAACAACGATATAAAATAGCAGAGTATGATGAAACAACTTTTATGAACTGGGATTATACCGGTGTAACTCTCTGCAATATAAACTCAAGCGTAGTTGTGAATTTTGATTCAACCACTACACCAGCTCTTCCAGTTACCGACGTTCGTCAATTAGCAGCAGATAGTGCAGGTAATCTTTGGGTAGCTTGTGGTGCGACGGGGTTATATCGTATTTCAGATCCATTTGGATCACCAGTTGTTACAAAGATGACAGTTGCAACAAACACAATTGTTGCTGGTGGTGAAGATAATGCATATGCTGTTGCTGTTGGCTTCGGTGGCGATGTTTTTGCCTTAGTTAACAATGGACTGATTTCAACTGCAAATCCAACTGCTGCGACACCATTATTCTCAACTGAAACGTTTACTTTTACAGGCATTTCAGATGCGAATTGGTCTCGTGTTATATACATGCGAATTGATGCGGATCACCCAGATTTCCAATTAGGATTAGCTGCAAACCTAACAGACATACTAGACACAGTAACAGTGGTGTGGTGGGACAACACAGCAGGACCAGGCATCACCGGTCCAGTACAGTCGGGAGCAACGGGCGAGAACTTGGGCGATCTGACAGGCGGCCTATTCGAGTGTTCAGCTAGAGGTGGATACTGGACTCGTGTGGGACCAAATTATACTGGTGATCACATACAAAATCTAACTTGGGGCACAGCGACCGTTACCGATATTGGTGCCGACACATATGGTCGTGGTCGTCCTGCATTCTTCTACGATTATTATGATACTCCATATACAATTGCAGGTGGTAACGATGCACCGTCTGTTTACAGTCATAGAGATAAAAAATACAGTTTCCAACCCGCAGATCCGTTTTGGCAGCCAAGCTCATCGCGTCGAGGTTTTGGTCCGTCTCTTCAAACAGGCCGTGGTAAAGGATTCATGATGGAATGCGCCAATCAGCAGTCTGTAACTGGTACAATGGCAAGTACAGCTCATCCTAATCGAATATGGCCTGTCTGTCCTACTAATTATTTAGATACGCTTAACGGTCAACATTCTCCATTGGAAGAAATAGTTTGGGATCGT